GTCGCGCGCACCCACCCACACGCGCCCAGCAAAATGCCCCCAGTTGCCCCTGCGCGCACATATATATATAGACCACCCCCCCCCATATATATTTTTGCGCACGGGTACACCCCCCAAAGTACACTTTGTTCCAGGAAAATAATGGATCAATTCGTGCAGCGGTGGGCCTTTTTTAACATTAACATTTGTTAACATGCTTGACATGGCTATAACGTTAAGTTAATCTACCAATATGGCTGATAAAGCGTGGAAACAACGAGAGCGGAAGGTTGCAGACTTTTTTGGTGGTACAAGAACACCTTTATCTGGGGGTAATGGCAAAGTTACGCGCGCAGATGTTATACATGACGACTTATTTATAGAATGTAAGCTACGCGCCAAGCATACTGCTGTTACTTTGTGGGATGATACAAAAAAATTAGCTGATTTAGAAAACAAAACACCTGTTATATGTCTTTGTGAAAAGAATCGCAAAGGTTTTTGGGTGATGGTACACAGTGATGACTTGGAAAAACTATGAATGATATAGAAAGAGCAGTAGAAATAGCCAGAGAGTTACAGTATCGCAAAGATACAAACCGTATGGCGTTCTATGAGCCTTACGAATACCAGAAAAAATTTCACAATACAAAAGCACAGCAGCGTCTGTTGATGGCAGGTAACAGAATCGGCAAATCTTTTTGCGGAGCAATGGAGATGGCGTTTCATCTGACAGGACAATATCCAGATTGGTGGAATGGCAGGCGTTTCAATCGGCCCATCAGAGCGTGGGCAGGTGGCGCGTCTAATGAAACGACCAGAGATATATGTCAAAAAGAATTAGTGGGGCAGCCAGACGATCCATCTGCAAAAGGCACAGGAAGTATACCATTAAAATATATAGGAGAAACAGTTAGGAAAGCTGGTGTACCAAATGCCATGAACAGTCTAGTTATAAAACACGTAACAGGTGGCTGGTCTAGGTTGGCGTTCAAAGCATACGAAATGGGCAAAGAAAAATGGATGGGAGAAAGTCTTGATGTTATATGGCTAGACGAAGAGCCACCATCATCTATCTATACGCAAAGTCTAACACGTACTGCCGACAAAGGTGGTATTGTTTACATGACTTTTACGCCAGAAAATGGTATGACAGAAACGGTAGCGCAGTTTGTTAATGATCTTCGGGATGGGCAAGCACTCATACAAGCTGGATGGGATGATGCACCACACATGACTGACACGGTGCGCGATCAAATACTTGCTGCGCTGCCACCACACGAACGTAAGATGCGTGAACAAGGCATACCACAATTAGGTAGTGGTCTTGTTTTTCCTTTGCCAGAATCACAAATGGTATGCGATCCAATAGAGATACCAACATATTGGCCTAGAATATGCGGTATAGATTTTGGTTGGGATCACCCTACAGCTGCTGCATGGGTAGCATGGGATAGAGATAGTGATATTATTTATATATACGATACTTATGCAATGTCGCAAGAAGCTGTGCCTATACATGCTAGTGCCATAAAATCAAAAGGTAACTGGATTCCTGTAATCTGGCCTATGGATGGCAGGCAAGCAGACAAAGGATCTGGTAAATCATTGACAGAGCAATATAGATCTGAAGGCGTGAACATGACACGAGAACATTTTAGCAATCCACCACAGCAAGGACAAAAAGAAGGTAGTGGTGGTAACTCTGTTGAGGCAGGCGTACAGGAGATATACACGCGTTTAATGACAAATAGATTGAAAATTTTTAATAATCAGAGTAAATTATTAGAAGAGTTACGGATGTATCACCGTAAAGACGGTAAAATTGTAACAAAACATGATGATGTTATATCTGCAATGCGTTATGCGGTTATGTCTGTAAGAAAAGCAAGAATAAAAGATTACGAGCCAGTACAATTAGAATCAGATAGTAGTTTTAACGTATTTATGTAGGAAAAAATGGGTGGCATAGCAAAAACAATTAACAGAGCTTTCGGTGGTAGTAGACCAAAATCTGTTGCGCCAGTAGTACAGCAAGTTGCACAGCCAGCAGCAACATCTGCAATGTCAACGCCTACGCCTGCAGCCATGAGATCTGGTTATGGTGGGCAAAGCACTATAATGACAAGTCCTAGAGGATTAGAGAATGAAGCTAACGTAGGGAGAACTGTGTTAGGCGGTGGATCACGAACTGAACGTAGGAGAATGATGTAATGATGAAAAAGAAAAAAGTTAAAACAATAAAAAAAGTTATTAAAGGTTTAAAAAAAGCATCTGCATCACACAAGAAACAAGCAAAGACATTAAGCAAAGCAATTAAATGATTGAAGTCCGTACAGACGACAATACAAAACAAGAAGCGTACGATTGGATAAAAAGCAGGGCGCATATAAACAGGGAGCTAGAAGAAAACGATAGACATATTGCTTTTTTAGTAGATAATAGTATTAAGGCATGTTTATTGTTTTCAGATTTTGATGGTTACAATATTTTTGTGCATTTAGCAATAGATGATGCAAGATTGTGCCAGAGAAGATATATAAGGTTAATGTTTGATTATGCTTTCAATCAATGCAAATGTGGTAGAATAACAGCAATGTGTGTTGATGGTTACAGAAGAAACGAAAGATTACTGCAAGGTGTTGGTTTTGTAAAAGAAGGTGTAATTAGACAAGCAATGTTAGTAAATAATAAGTATGTAAATGCAGCTTTATACGGAATGTTAAAAGGAGAATGTAAATGGGTATGAAGATGAAACCAGAGATGCCGCCACCAATAGACACATCTGTTACAGATAGGACTGCGGAAAAAGAAGCAGCTGTCGAACAAGAAAGACAAAGAATGATAAAGGCAGGTAGAACAGGATTAGGCTATAGTATTATGACAGGTGGTCAAGGTGTAACTGACGAAGCAAATGTTGGTAAGACTGTATTAGGAACAGGATCACGGTAATGGCTGTTGCACAAGAAACACTTGCACCATACGATTATCTAAAAAAACGTATGAGCGCAATGACTAGCTCAAGAGAAACTTGGGAAGATCATTGGCAAGAAATACTAGATTATGTTATGCCAAGAAAAGCAGACGTAACACTAGTGCGTGCAAAAGGCGAAAAAAGAACAGAAATACTTTACGATAGTACAGCTATAACAGCTAACACTTTACTTGCTGCGAGTTTACAAGGCACACTTACATCACCATCACTACCGTGGTTTTCTATAAAATTACGCGACAAAGAATTAAATGAACAAAGAGATGCACAGCTGTGGTTAGAAGATACAGCTAGACGTATGTATGACGCATTTAATGACGCAAACTTTAACACAGAAGTACACGAAATGTATCTTGATCTTACATCTATCGGTACAGGATGTTTGTTTGTAGAAGAAAACTCAAAAGGTTTTGCAGAGGGTGGCATACATTTTAAAACATTACACATAAATGAATTTTACATACAAGAAAACGTAAATGGCTATGTTGATACTGTCTATCGCAAATACAAAATGACAGCACGACAAGCCTTGCAAGAGTTTGGTGAGGACAATCTTGGTGATAAGGTAAAAGAGGCAGCGCACTCTAAACCAGAAAAAGAGTTTGTTTTTATCCATGCTGTTGAGCCAGCAGAAGATTACACGCGCATGACAGGTGAAAGTAATACTAAGTTAAAGTTTCATAGTTGCCATGCTTGTGAAGAGGACAAGATGATTGTTCGCTCTGGTGGTTACAACGAATTTCCATATCTCGTACCTCGGTGGGCAAAAGCGACTGGTGAAACATATGGTCGCAGCCCATCATATAATGCTTTGCCAGATATAAAAACATTAAACAAAGCTGTAGAGATAGGACTAAAAGCATGGGCCAAAGCTATAGATCCACCATTGTTAGTACAAGATGACGGTGTTATAGGTCGTGTTAGAACAACACCAGCTGGCATAACTGTTATTAGAAATGATGGTGCAATCAAACCGTTACAAATAGGCACTAATTGGCAAATAACTGACATGAAGGAAACCCAATTACGTACAGCTATAAGGCAAGCCTATTATTCAGATCAGTTGCAGTTACAAGATGGCCCTCAGATGACTGCCACTGAAGTGCAGGTTCGTTATGAACTAATGCAAAGATTGCTTGGCCCAACGCTAGGTAGATTCCAATCAGAGTTTCTAAATCCGTTAATTGAACGTATTTTTGGTATTATGCTAAGAGCAGGGGCGTTACTCCCTCCCCCTGATAGCATACAGGAAACAAAGATGGACATTGAATACGTTGGGCCACTAGCAAGATCTCAAAGAATGGAAGAAGCTAATGCAATAGACAGATTGTATCAGCTCGCTATGAACATTGCACAAATAAATCCTGCTGTTATGGAGATTATAAACCATGACGAAGCTGTTAGAATGAGAGCAAAACTACTAGGTGTACCTAACAGTATACTTGTTAGTAGAGATGATGTTGCTGATGCAAGAGAAGCACAAGCTCAACAAATGTTGATGCAACAACAAATGATGCAAGAACAACAAGCAGCACAAGTTACACAACAGCAAGCAGAAGCCGCAAAAGCTGTTGCTGATCCAGATGCACAAAAAGGCATACAACAAGCACAAGAACAATTACAAGGATTATAATGTCTGAAACAGATTACGATCAATACGAGAGAGATCATATCGAACTTGTAGAAAACTACCGACAATGTTTTGATACTGATGCAGGCAAGAAAGTTTTAGAGGATTTGAAAGCTGCATATGGCGACAGATTAAGTTATGAACAAGATCCGTACCACACAGCTTTTAAAGAAGGTCAGCGTAGCCTTTACTTACGCATAACACGTTTAACAGAACAAAGGAAAGAGTAAATGTACCCAGAAGAACAGGCCGATATGGAAACACAGGCAACCCAAGACAGCACTGTACTTGGATCTGAAGTTGATAGCGATAACCTAGATTGGAAATCATCACTACCATCTGATCTTGCTAATGATCCTACAATAGCACAATTTAAAGACGTAGAAAGTCTTGCAAAAACAGTTGTTCATCAACAAAAACAAATGGGCAGTAGAATACCACTACCAAAAACAGATGATGAATACAAAGAATTGTATGGCAAATTAGGCAGACCAGACGATCCAGCAGGATATGAGATGAAAGTACCAGAAGGTATGGATGCTTATTTTAATGATAATATTATGGGCGAGTTTAGAAACGTAGCGCACAATATTGGATTGAGCCAAAATCAAGTAAATGCACTAATGGATTACCAAGCAAGTATGGTTACAGCTGAAATAGATAATCAACCGTCAATACTGGCAGCGCAAAAAGAAGAAACAGAAAGTGTGCTGAAACAAGAATGGGGTATTGATTACGATAAAAATATACGAGCTGCACAAAGAGCATTGCAAGTGTATGGAGATCCAGAAATAATGGAGCTAATGAATACAACAGCTGGTAACAATCCTGCTGTAGTAAAATTATTTGCAAGATTAGGTGCAGAAGTAACAGAGGATATGACACAGAATACACAGAACAATAATCTAGCAACTTCACGACTGGACGCACAAGATGAAATTTCTGATATATATTCTAATCCAGAACATCCGTATTTCAACGGATCACATCCAGATCATAGAGCCGCTGTAGAAAAAGTCAGACAACTACATGAAAAAGTTTACGGACGATAATTAAGATTTGTAATCTAAATGTTTCATGTTATACTAGTTTAACATTTGCAGGCCCAGACGGATAACTTGCACTGTGGGTATGATGCCTTAAAATCCGCATGACAGTGCGTTATCTGTAAGGTTTCCCTGTGTTACAGGATAAAAACCGTTTTAACTTTAACTTAACAGGAGAACTATTATGTCAATAGAAATCACTACAGCTTTTGTCGAGCAATACAAAAGCAACGTGTTCCACTTGGCACAGCAAAAAGGTTCAAGATTAAGAGATGCGGTTAGATCAGAAACGGTTGTTGGTAAAGCTCATTTCTTTGAAAGAATCGGTACTGCTGCAGCAGAGCGTAGAACATCACGCCATGCTGACACACCAAGAATGGATACACCACACTCCAGACGTAAAGTAACAATGGACGATTACGACTGGGCAGACTTGATTGATAACGAAGATAAGGTACGTATGCTTATCTCGCCTCAATCAGAATACGCAATGGCAGGCGCATGGGCAATGGGCCGAGCAATGGATGATTCAATTATTAGTGCAGCTACAGGCACAGCTTATGGCGGTGTAAGTGGCGGAACTAGTGTGGCTCTTCCATCTGGTCAAAAAGTTGCACACGCATCTGCAGGTTTAACACTGGCAAAACTATTATCAGCTAAAGAAATTCTTGACGCTAATGATGTTGATCCAGATGAGCCAAGATATTGCGTGGTTACTGCAGGCCAATTAACTGATTTGTTAGGAGTAACACAAGTAACTTCAGCAGATTTTTCTAGTGTGAAAGCACTTGTGCAAGGCGAAATTAACACTTTCTTAGGTTTTAATTTTATCAGAACTCAACGTCTAGGTACTGACAGTGATGGTAATCGCCAAGTGTTAGCTTTCACTTCATCAGGAATAGGACTTGCTGTCGGTCAAGATGTGAACACTCGCATCAGCGAACGTGCAGATAAGAACTATGCAACGCAAGTATTCCTATCAATGACTATCGGTGCTACACGTATCGAGGACGAAAAAGTCGTTGAAATAGCTTGCACAGAATAGGAGGATTGAAAAATGGCTACAGTTTATTCAGTACAAAAAACAAAATGGTCGCAGAATAACCCTTCTGAAAAAATTAACACGAATGAAAAAGGCGGAAGGCTACGTATTGCTTATGCACTATACGAAGCATCAAGCCTTGCATCAGGAGATGTTATTGAAATGTTCAATCTACCTAACGGTGCTAGAATATTAGAAGGTACACTTACCCATGATGCTCTAGGTAGTAGTACAACACTATCTGTTGGACACGCAGCTTATACAAACTCTGCAGGTGCAACAGTTGCATTAGATGTTGACGAATACTTTGCAGCAGCTGCTTCTACATCTATCACTACGGTGGCAGTTGCAGCAACATCAGCATTAGGAAGAAACAGTGTCGTAGACGCTAACCAAGATGGTATTCCTATTACTGTTGTTATGGGTGGAGCTGCTGGTACAGGTACAATTGAATTGACTATGTACTACGTTCTTGACTAAGAACAACAACATGGGGGGAGTAACATCCCCCCTAACTACAAAGGTGTATGATGGTAACAGAAGTTTCTATATGCAGTAACGCACTAAGGCGATTAGGTGATGATCCTATCACTAGCTTAACAGATGATACAGAAAGAGCGAGATTGTGTAATGCGTTTTACGAAGATGCAAGAGATCTTACATTGCGTTCACATCCGTGGAATTTTGCTATAACACGAGCTACATTAGCACAACTTAGCACAACTCCAGCATACGGATTCGACTACATGTATGCACTGCCAACAGATCCATATTGTCTGCGTGTGTTAGAAATGGAATACGCAGATTACATATTTAAAATAGAAAATGACGCTACAAACGGTAGAGTATTGTTGACAGATGAAAGCACAGCAAAAATACTTTACATAGCAAAAATTACAAATCCTACATTATTTGATTCAATGTTCACAGAAACATTAACAGCAAAATTATCTGCCGATCTTGCTTATCCAATAACAGGCAGTGTGCAATTGCAAACACAAATGGAAAAACTATATAGAGATAAACTATCTGAAGCCAGAAGTGTTGATGGAATGGAAGGATTTGTAGATGACTTTGTTTCAACAACATTTACGGACTTTAGAACATAATGGCAAGAGTACACCCCTTTCAATCAAATTTTACTGCTGGTGAATTAAGTCCTAAATTAGCTGGACAAATTGACTTTAAAAAATACGCTAATGGTGTAGAAACATTAGAGAACATGACTGTTTTTCCACAAGGCGGAGCAGCACGAAGATATGGCACAAGATATATAGGCCCAGTAAAAGATCACACAAAAACAACAAGACTAATACCTTTTGAGTTTAATGATGAACAAACTTACATATTAGAGTTTGGACACCAGTACATAAGATTTTACAAAGACGAAGGTATAATTACAGAATCAAACAAAACTATAAGTGGGATAACACAAGCAAATCCTGCTGTAGTAACTGCAACATCACATGGTTATACAAACGGTGATGAAGTCATAATTACAGGTGTTGTAGGCATGACAGAAGTAAACGGAAAAAGATTCAAAGTTGCAAACAAAACTACAAACACTTTTGAATTACAAACACTAGCTGGTGTAAACATAAACAGCACTAGCCATACTGCATACGGATCTGGAGGCGTTGCTAATAAAATATACGAAATTGCAACAACAATTACAGAATCTATATTATATGAAATACAACATACACAATCAGCAGATATTATGTATATTGTGCATGAAACACTAGCACCTAAAAAACTTACAAGAACTGGTCATACATCATGGAGCATAACAGATGAAGTGTTGGAAAATGGCCCATACCTAGACGCTAATACAACATCTACGACACTAAATCCTGCATCTGCAGCAATAGCTACAGGTGTTGCGTTGGTTGCATCAGCTGATTTATTTGCCGCAACTGATGTAGGCAGGTTAGTAAAATTACATGGTGGTCATGCTAAAATTACAGCGTTTACAGATGCACAAAATGTTACAATAGAAATACTAGCAACATTATCTGCAAGCACAGCTACAACAGATTGGCAACTAGGAACATTTGTATCAACGCTAGGATTTCCTAGAACAGTTACATTTTTTGAACAAAGGCTAGTATTTGCTGGTACAACATCATTTCCACAAACTATATTTGCATCACAATCAGGACTGTATACAAACTTTGATGTTGGTACAGCAGCTGCGGCTGACGCATTTATATATACAATTGCTGCAAACAAAGTAAATGTTATAAGATGGTTAGCTCCTGCAAGAGATTTAATTGTAGGTACAGCAGGTGGTGAGTTTAGGGTAGGAAAGCCTACAGGTGAGCCACTAAAACCAGATAATGTAAATATTACATTACAAACAACTTATGGAGGCAACACAACAGAGGCAGTGCAAATTGGTAACGTAATTTTATTTGTACAAAAACAAAGAAAGAAAATTAGAGAGTTTGCGTACAGATTTGATGATGACGCATATTCTGCACCAGATATGACAATACTTGCAGAGCATGTTACTGGCACAGGTGTATATGACATAGCATGGGCGCAAGAGCCAGAAAGTATTTATTGGGCAGTGCGTGATGATGGAATATTGTTAGGCATGACATATAAACGTGAAGAAGATATTATAGCGTGGCACAGACACATACTGGGTGGATTTGTCAAACACTCTTTTAACGCAGGAACTGCAATAACAGCGAGTGGATCAGACACATTAAAAAATGGCAAGATAACTATATCATCACACGGATACACAACAGGAGATGCAGTTGTATATGATGCTAATGGCAACACTGCTATAACAGGATTAGATGATGGCAGGACATATTATGTGTATGTTATAGACGCAAACACAATAAATCTTGCTAGGACTTATCAACAAGCAATTGACAGGACAGTGCAACAACTAACTGCTGTTGGATCTGGCACACACATATTTAAAAATCATGCAAAAGTTAAATCTATAGCATCTGTTTCTAGTGATACTGAAAATGAAGTTTACGTTATTGTGGAAAGAATTATAGATGGATCAAGAGTACAATACGTAGAATACTTAGATAGCACACTAAATATGGATAGCTCATTAAGTGGTTTGATAAATGGTGCTGATGGCACGTTGACAAATCTGGATCACTTAGAGGGTGAAAGCGTACAAATACTTGTAGGTGATGCTGTGTACCCAAATCAAACTGTAAGTAACGGACAGATATCAGTAACTTTACCATCAACAAGTGGTCAGCATTTAGTAGAGGTTGGTTTAGGTTATACTAGCAAATTAGTAACTATGAAAATAGAAGCAGGAGCAAATGCTGGCACTGCACAAAACAGGCCAAAAAGATTTAACGAGATAGCAGTAAGATTACACGAAACTGTAGGTGTAACAATAAATGGCGACCAGATACCTTTTAGATCATCATCTACACCAGTCGGTCAAAACATTCCAGAGTTTACAGGAGATAAAAAAGTAACTAATCTAGGATGGGATACAGACGGACAAGTAACGATTGAGCAAACACAACCTTTACCAATGACAGTGCTAGGAATAACTGGTACACTAGTAACAAGCGATTAGGAGAATAAAATGTTTTTTGGATTATTTGGATCATTAATAAACGCAGCATTTACCATGCAAGCTGCTAACCAACAAATACAAATGATGAAAGCAAACGCAGCTTGGCAAAAATATGAGGCTAAGTTAAACAACGAATACGAGAAACAAAAACGATTGACACAGCAACAAAAGTTGTTGAGCGAACAAAGAGCAAGAGGGGCAGCATCTGGTATTGTTGTAGGAACTGGTAGTAGTTTAATTTCTATGAACGCTGACATGGAAGAGTTTGAAACAGATCTATGGTTTTTAGAAAAAGGTTTATGGGTAGAAAACAAAACTATAGACGCAGAGTTAGCAGGAGAAATAGCAGCTGTAAATTATCAAGCAGGATCTAGCATATTAGGCGGATTTATGAAAGCTGGAGCGCAATCATCAAGAATGAGTATTGCCCAACAATACGGTACAATTTAGGAGAAATTATTTATGGTAGTAATTCCAAGATATCAAAGCTCGCTAGGATCAGCTCCTATTAGATCTGGCAGAAGAATCACAACAGGTACAGGTGCAGCTAGTGGTTTAGCTGAATTAGGAAAAACTATATCTGAAGGTTTGAATTCTTACAGCGAGCAAAAAATTGCTTTAACTGCAAAATTAAGAGATCAAGAAATATTAAATAAAAGTTTACTAGCAGATGCGGAAGCAAAAACAATAAACTCTAATTTTGTCAATAACTATTTGGATACAATAGAAGATTATAGAGAGTATAATACAGAGTATGACAGATACTGGAAAACTAGAGAAGAAAATATAAAAAAGAAATTTTTTACTGTAGGTGGTGAATTAGATCAAGTTGCATGGGAAAGATACCAACCTAATTATTGGGCAGAGTACGTAGATGGTAAAACAAAAGTAAACGCAAAAGTAGCAGAGGCAAGGAACTACGAAACAATTACAACATACAGGAGTTGGTATGAAGGTGTAAACACAGATATTGAAAATTCAAAAACAATAGCACAACTAGAATCAAAATATAAAGAAGCAAACGCTTTGTGGAGCAGCTATGAAGGTAATCAAACTTTTTCAGAAGAAGATATCGCGCAAGCAAAAGAAACACAGTTACGAAAATTTAATGATCGTTATTTTATATTACAGGCCACAAGATTAAGTGAAAATGGCAAAGAGCCTACTTACGTAAATCCAGATGGTGTTAGAGTTGTTGATTATGGAGAGATTGCAAATCTATTATCTAACCAAGCTATCAAATACAAAGATATAACTGGCAGGACAGTAGATTTTGACAATGAAGATTTGCAAGCCTTGATAAGAGAAATGCAACAACAAGGCACAACACAAATGGGTTTTGATACAAACAGAAGAGCTACTTTGGGAAAACAACAATACGCTAAATATGTAGAGAATGTATTAAATAATATAACACCAAATGGGGTTAGTATTGATGAATACAACACAGCTATGACTGTATTATTCACTGATGAATACAGTCAAATGAATCCAGAAGATAAAGATCAAATAATAAATTCACTAAATAGTGCAGTTGGTAGAAGTGATCGAAAAGCTGATGCGCAAGCAGCAGAACGTGCAGCAAAAAATGAAGCAGAAGCTGATTTAAATTATACTAAATTTCAAATATTGATTGGCACTGGTATATTCGATTCAGCGGAAGAAATAAATATTATTAGACAATTAGGTTTCGAAGGACATTTTGGTAATAATAATGTGCAACTATTAGTAGATCAAGCGATAGATTTACAAGATGACAGAAATTCTTGGAAAGCAGAATCATTTAAAAGAGGTGTGCAAACACTTGGAACAGCTATCGGAGTAACTTACAATTTTGACGAGCAAAACAGGTACACAGATTTTACTTCAGGTACATCTTTTTTAGAAAGTAAAGTTGACTCAGGTAAAAAATTAAAGATAGACGGATTACAAGCACAGATGTTTACTGAATTATCACGACTAGTACTTATAGGAGAGCAAAGAGGAATAAGTCATTATGATATGTTAGAAAATGTAGAATCACCTAATTATCTTATTACACCAATAATACAAAAATATAACAAAGAAATAAGTAAAGCTATTGCTGGAGAATACGATAAAATGCTAAATGATACTTTTGATAGAGGGGATGCAATTATAGTACTTGGTAATAGATTTTTAATGAAAGAATCATTTTTTGATGACCAAAGGATGACAACAAAGCAAGGAACAACACAAATGACACCGAACTTGACAGATCCAGCAAACGGTGTAGATTTACCATTATTTAAAAAAGACCAAGAAACTATAGATATGTATTTATCCAGATTAGATCAATTTTTAAAAACTAATCCTACTACAGCAGGCAAAGATATACCTAGCATTTTAACAACTGCATCTGATAGTTTTGCTGATGGTATTATTGTAGATAGCGAGTAGACATGCCATTAAGATTATCTGTTACAGATTTAAAAAGAGCAGGTTTTTCTGATGACGTAATAATGACGCACATAGAAGATATGCGTCCAACATTAAGAGCCGCTAATTTTTCAGAAAAAGAAATAGATGATTACTACGGTATTGTTAGAATTGACAAGCCACTAGAGCCTCCAACACAAAACACAAGTTTGTTAGGAGTTAATAATACTTCTAAAGACATAGAAGTAGACACAAAAAAATCCCATCCTTTAGATTCAACAACATTAACATCAACACAACAACAGATTGCATCTGGCAAAACAAACGAAGAATTACCTATAGCAGGAGAGGGTATTTTAAATTTAGATGCTAATAAAGTTAAAACAGAAACAGAGGCAATAGCTAATACAGAAATAGAAGATCCTAAAATATTTGATCACAACCAAGCTGCTTATGAAAACAGAAGAACGGACATACAAGACTTAGAACAAAAAGCACAAGCAGAAAGATTAAAAGAAGGCAGTGCATTTTTAGATGAATTAAGTGATGAACAAGTTAATAGATATTATAAAGATGGTGGTAATTTAGAAATAGATGGTAAAAAAATAGAAGTCATAAACAGAGTAAAAAAATACAATGTTGATGGCGCACCAGAAACAGAAATATTAAATACATTTGATACAACTGGCACATATACAAAAATGGGCCTAATGAAAATTGAACAAAGTTTAGATGCAACAGACATACAATTAATTAATTTAAATGAAGGTTTAAGTTTTATAGCAGCTTACGAAAGTAACAATGCAAACATAAGAAGTAGAAATGATGACAAAGGTGGTTTGTTTCAAATACCAGACGTAGAAGTGCCAGAATTATTAGATTTAATAGCAAATGATTTTGCTGCAATAGATCCAAGTTGGGCAGCACCACAATGGTTTCACTTAGCTTATTCACACAAAGATGCAACAAAATTACCAGTTGAATTTCAAAGAGCATTAGCACTAAAAAAATTAACAAAAAATCCAAATGCTACAACATTGCTAAAACAAGCTATGGATGGTAACGAACAAGCGTGGATAGATCTTGTCAATAATTATTATAATGCAGATGGACTTACTGTACCAGAAGCGTCAGAAAGATTAGAAAGTTATTTTAGTAAATTTAATACAAGTGATTATAGATTTGTAAATGGAGCAAAAGCATTTTTTGCTGATAGGGATGACACTTCATGGGCAGGCTGGGTAACAAGAGTTACAGAAGATAAATTTGGAAAAACATTTGTAAGAAATTTAGGAGGTCAAGGACACATTAATGTTTTTGGCTCAGGCGGAGGAGATTTAAGTGTTGACGGTCTAGCAAAAATATGGTCGACACAAATAGATGAATACGGTTACACGCCAGAAGAAGCGTACATAAATGTTATGATGCTACAAAATCATAATTTTTCATTAGATTTAATCGAAGAACTTAGACGTTTTACAGAAGGTGGTGATTGGAAATATGGAGCTGGTGGTGCATTAACTGGTGCAGCAATAGGAGGAACTATTACAGTAAGCACAGGTGGATTCGGAGCAATATTACTACCGTCATTTATTATAGGTGGTGGTTATGGTGCTATTGAAACAATGAGAACTAGGTATGGCGATATGATAATGAACGGAGAAGCAAATACACCAGATGAATTTTGGGATACTATGATCTCTTTTCAAACAGCAAAAGAATACGCAAAAAATACTACTGTCGGTACAGCTAGTGCTGGTACTGGTTTTTATCTTCATAAAAAAGGATTAAAAACTGCTGCGATAGCTGGTGAAATATCTACGTTTGTAGGACTGCAATCACTTTTATCACAAACAATGCCAACAAAAGAAGAATTTGCACAAGTATCAGCAATGGTTTTTGGTTTTGCAAGTGCAAGTAGAGGCATGAGAAAAATGACAGAGTATTACAAAAAATACGGTATAAAACCAGCTGACTTTTTAAGACTATCTAAAGATCCTAATTTTAGAGCAGAAATTTATGATTTAGACAAAATGACATTTGATCCTATAGATAACATAAACGATCAGATGATACAAATAGCAGAAAACAAAACTAACATAATATTAACGCCAAATCCAAAACATGAATTAAATACAGTTGTAGAAACAAGTGCTTCTGGCACTGAAGTAGGAAGAATAGTAGACGTAAGAAAAGACGATTTTGGTAGCACAATATTAAAACTAGATAAAGACGGTGAAGAAATATATGTCAAAGAAGCTGAAACAAGTCCTGCACTAAAAGATAATGATTACGAAATAGAAATAGATGCAGATGAATATGTAACTATACAAAGATCTGTACTTGCTGGTTTTAAAGAAAAACAAAATAACAGACAATTTAATGATGACATAATTGAATACAGAACTGATAAAGAAAATTTGCCACTTAATAACGAGCTACTTGATGGTGAGTTTTCTAAGTTTGGTACAGAAAAAAATGGTATAGCTACACGTTCTATAGTTGGATCACACAAAATGTTTGTTGATAAAAAGACATATCCAGAGTTAGCAGATGTAATAAAAAGAAATACAACAAAAGCAACAAAATACAATACCAAAAGTGAGTTTCTATCTAAAAATTTTAAAAACATAAACAACAAGAAATCAACGCTAGTAGACGAAGTATTTGCTGTAAAAAGAAATGGTTATTCACGTTTTAATTTTGACGCAATGATACTTAGAGAAAAACAACGATACTTTGCAATACCATTAAATATATACGAATCATTAAAAACAAAACCAAAACAAACAGTAAGATTCCAATTTGTAAATAATGTGCTAGTTGTAACAAATGATTTAGACAACAAGATTGTTGCAGCTGTTAGAGTACAACAAATAACAGGCCCACTAAAATACCAAGCAGACAGTTACTATCGTAACTATGTGCGTAATAACGATAAAGTTTACACTACAAATGCTTACGCAAACAGATCGGATGGTAAAGATGATTTTTTACAAATGCCAGACGAAATACCAATAAATGAAAATTTATCTGAATTACCAAATATGCCTAGATTTAATCCGCACGCTAACATGTTATACAATTCAGCAAAAGGTTTGACTACATTTGATTTAATAGAACTATCAAGAGCATTGATGAAAAACCCAGTAATTATGGGTAAAACTGGTACTGCTTATGGTTTTTTTAGATCATTAGCCGATAAGATTGACATTGAAACTGGCGAGTTAGTAAGAGGAGGAACTAGAGAGCAACAAAGAGATGTAATGCAAATAGTATTACAAAGAGAAATACAAGCAAATCCAAAATTGTTTACAACAGTTTTAGCTCACGAAATAGGGCATTTGGTAGATTATATAGGAAAAAATCCTGAAGATTATACACTAAGTAGAGGTAATATATTAGGTAGGCTAGTTGCATTACGTCAATTTTTGAATGAGTTTATTGATCCAGATGGTGTAGGATCTAGCGGACTTACAAGAGAAGAATTAGTAAATCTTAGAAAAGAAGCAGAAGCTTTTGCAGCAAAAGAAATTAAAAGAACAGAAGAAGTGTTATCTTCTAAATATGGCATAACTCCAGATATATTAAGAAGAGTGTATACTGATGCACAAATAAAAGAATTAATTGATCCAGACATTTATAGCGAATTAGTAAAATTATCAAACGAATTAAAAGTTGCTATAGGTAGAGATGCAATAAAAAATATGGTAAATCCATACGTTGATAAAATTATAGCAAAAATAAAAGGTGAAAAAACTAATACAAAAACTGACAAAGAGTTTCAAGCTAGAGCTATGGAAATTTTTGCAAAGAATGTCGAGAAAACAATGAGAGAAAGAGGTTTGATACGTGCGTCAGATGTAAAAAAAGAATTAATACGACTAACAGAAAGATGGCATCCTTACAATAAAGAAAAGCTTGCAAGAACTGCAAGCGGAAGAGCTTTCATTAAATACCGAGAAAGTAGCAAAGAGTTGATGGCTGAATTTATGATGGCATTTTTAACAAGGCCAAGATGGACAATGGCAAACGCACCAAAAGCAAGTGAGTTGTTTGTAAAATATTTACAAGAAAGAAAAGAAGTTGCTGACGTATATAATGAAATACAAGCTGACATAAATGCTAGAGCTGCTACTGGTGGATCTACAATAATAGCTAACAAAATAATAAAACATTTTATAACAGCAGATAAACGATTAGCTGAACAAACACAAAATCTATGGCAAAGAAGCAAAGGAAAAGGATTATCACATCAATTTTACATAGACTATGTTGATACTTCTGCATGGATGTATAAAAGTGCTTACAAGTTAGCACGAGGGCAAAATGCAATGGATCACAAGACTGGTAAATACATAAAATATAGTAGAAGAATAAATACAGATTTTTTAGAAGCTATTAACGAAATAGAAAGATACACATATAAAAATTCTGTGCAACAATATTATACAGATAGTATGATAAACAAAGTTTTACGACCACTAACAAATTTAGACAGCTCACACAATAGATATTCATTAGCCTTGATGTTGTTATTAAAAAATTTAGGAACATCCGCACAAAGAGCTAATGTTGCAAATCCTTATGGATTGTGGACTGATATACAAAAATTCATAAAACTAGGAACTGATGACGACATAACTATAGCACGTCAAGAAGGTATTATGATTTCAAAAAGAGATATAGATGAATATGTAAACGAAGGCAGAACTCCTTTCGATTTGTATCAGGATTATAGAAAAGTACACCCAGAGCTAGGTAAACTAGCAGACAAATTTGGAGAAGTCAGAGATGAAATCATGCGTAGATTAATAGAAGAATCTGGCGCATTTAGTGCAAGAGAATTAGAAGATATGTTCCGTAACTATAGTTATATTACTTTCAATCCAATAGACAAAGCGTTAGTAAATTTGGAAGCAACAGCAGGATTTACATTGGCAGCTGCATCTTTTAACAGAGGTACAAAAGGAGATATTACAGATATAGTAAATCCACTAGACGCTACTATGGAAAAAGATTTAATGTTAATAGGAATGTTAATAAGAAACTCTGCTGTTGTAAAAACTATTAGAGCATTGGAAGGAAACAAAACTGCACTAGAGCAATTAGATAGTCCAATGATGGCAAAAAAAGGATTACCAGAGTGGAAAGATAGAATAATAACAAGACTAAAAAAAGACAAAAACGGAAAACCAATAGACGTACCTAGAGAATTACAAAGAGGCACAGAAATAATTTCTTGGAGAGAAAGAGGGAAAGTCCAATACGCTAGAATTAATGAGTATGCAAAAGCAGCTATAGATAGAGATCCGTACAGAGCTATAAATGAAATTGAATTTGGACTAGGCGGAAGTATGGCAATATACAGATATATTTGGACAGAAATAAATCCTACATTTTGGGTAACGCAAACACTGCAAGACATACAAAGAACATATAAAAACATACCAGAAATAAAATTATTAGGTAAACACGGTTTTCTAAAATACATGTTGAAGAACATGCCTAGAGCTTACAGGTTGGCTAAAGGACACTATGATGACGTTACAAGAGATATGATGACGCAAGGATTTTTAATTTCTAACGCAGATGGATACAGGGGGCAAGCTGGTCTTAAAAGATTAGACGAAGCACGCAAAAGAGGTGATCTGACTGACGAACAGTACGATTTAGAAACTTTTCTACAAAAGATGGATGATAAAGAATTTATTAAAACACAAAATAACATAAGCACATTTTTAAAAAGAGTTTCAGATGTTGCTTGGACAGCAGAAAGACTTACCAAAATAGCAGCGTATGACTTGATGAAAGATTTACAAAAAGAGGGTAAAATAACTTACACCAAAGAAGAGGTAAAGCAAATTATAAGACAAAGAGGAGGTGGCCCACATTTAGCTGTAAAAGGTAAAAAAGCAGTATTAGCAAATGGCATTTTTACTTTTTTTAACGCAATACTAAGAGGTTGGGAAGGCGATTACAGATCATTTAGAGCAAATCCTATGAACTGGATGTTTAAACAATCAATAATAATGGGGCCAAAATTATTAGAAATTGCAGCTAGATTTGGATTGTTCGGTGCAGCAATATACGCATACTCTAAAAGCATAAGTCAATATGACCAAGATAATTTTATAAATATACCTATAGCTGATTTTACAGATAAAGAAAACTCAAACGTAGAGTATGGAAAATTAGTTTATTTAAGAATACCATTAGATCCAACTGGTAGGTTATTCAATGGTTTATTAAATCAAACAGCAGACGCAATAGCAGGTACACCAGAAAGAGGATCTGTAGGATCAAGAATTATTGATGGTTTGGTTAATGAAACATTTCCAACATTTAATCCAATAATAACTGGTACTCAAGATTTAGTACAATTTTTATCAGGAAATAATGTGTATGATGAATATTCAAACAGCGTTGCAATAGACCAGAATGTTATGAGAAGAGGTGGGCGAGAAAAAAATATTGAGATTTTAAGATATTTCTATAATAACTATGGCCCATCAACTTTGTATAGACTAGAAACAAATAACGAAGATGAGATACTAACAGAACTAGAAGAACTATTAAATTATCCAGTTGGTCAATCGTTAGGTAAATTTATAAGAGTAGGTGATTATCCAATAGCAGATGATATTAGAGAAATGAAAATAATAGCTGACGAGTTTAGAAATGATGTAGACTTGTATGCACAAAGAGCAATTAAAAAAATAATACTTGGAGAATCTGACAAAATAACAGATAAAGAAAACCAAGCATTGTACATTAAAAACCCAGATTTAGCAAACAACAAAGGAATACTGAGAGAGCTAATATCAGAAGCAGAATTACCAGATTTTGTTTTTGATATAGTAACTGAAACAGATAAAAAAGTACGAGAAAATTTGTGGCACATATACATTGAAGAACATGCAGCAGATCCAGATAAGGCAAGAAGGTTACAAGAATATTTTGAAAATTAAATGCTACTAAAATAATACGAATGGTGTATAATAGGAGGCGATATGACCATAACAACTACCATAGCTAAAAACAGTTACTCTGGCAACGGAAGTACAACGGTATTTGCGTACCAGTTTAAAATACTTGCACAAGGCGATTTGCAAGTAATTCTTAGATCGTCTACAGGAACAGAAACAGTACAAGAAATAACAACACACTACACTGTATCAGGTGTAGGATCAGCAACTGGTGGCAATGTAACATTTGGATCTGCACCTGCATCTGGTGTAACAGTTGTTATCAGAAGAGCCACTACACAAACACAAACTGTTGATCTTGTAGAAAACGATCCATTTACAGCAGAAACAGTAGAAACTGCTTTTGACAGATCTATCATACTAGCACAAGAGTTGCAGGAACAAGTTGACAGATCACTAAAAATTTCACGCACAAACACTATGACTTCTACAGACTTTACTACCTCTGCAACTGATAGAGCAAACAAACTATTAGCGTTTGACAGTAGTGGTGAGTTAGCAGTTACACAAGAGATAGGGACATTTAAAGGTAACTGGGCAGCATCAACGACATACGCTGTCAGAGATATAGTAAAAGACACAAGCACTAATAATATATTTATAGCAAAGACAGCACACACATCATCTGGATCACAACCTCTTACAACAAACACAGATAGTGGGAAGTGGGATCTATTAGTAGATGCTGCTAGTGCTACAACAAGTCAAAACGCAGCAGCTACATCAGCAACAGCCGCAGCAAGTTCTGCTACAGCAGCTGCCTCGTCTGCGTCAACAGCGTCTGGCCACAAAGACACAGCAACAACACAAGCATCAAACGCCTCTACATCTGCTAGTAATGCTGCCAGTAGTGCTACTGCTGCCGCTAGTAGTGCAACAGCTGCTGCTGCATCATTGGACAGTTTTGATGATGTATATCTAGGAGCAAAGTCAAGCGATCCAAGTGTAGATAATGATGGTGATGCACTAGCTGCAGGAGCATTATATTTTAACTCATCTAGTGATGCTCTAAAATACTACACAGGTAGTGCTTGGGTAGCAATAACAGCAACTCCTTCTGTAAGTGATTTATCAGATACAAACATTACAAGTCCAGCAGACGGATCATTGCTATTGTATGATACAGGAACATCAAAATACATTGACAACGTTATTAGCGGTGATGCTACACTAGCTGATACTGGTGCGTTGACTATTGCAAATGACGCAATAACAGGGGCAAAGATTGCTGATGATGCTATAAACAGTGAGCATTACACAGACGGATCTATAGATACAGCGCATATTGCAGATTTAAATGTTACACAAGCTAAGATTGCAAACGAAGCAATAAACGAGGCAAAACTGCAAGTAAGTAACTCACCTGTAAATGGTTACATGTTGACAGCGCAGTCTGGTAATACAGGTGGATTGACATGGGCAGAAGCGCCTAGTGGTGGTGGATTTAGTTTAGGATCAGCATTATCTGGTACAACACCTACAATAGACTGGTCTAGTGCTACAGCTTTTAGCCATACTTTATCTGGCGATACTACTTACAGTTTTTCTAATGTGCCAAGTGGAGGAGAAATAGAGTTGTATTTAAAAAATGTAGGTAAACCATTCGATTTATTATCACAATTTTCAGCAGATGCGACAGAAAATTTTTCTGGGCAAAAAGGTACTGAACGAATTAAAGGTAGTTTCTTCAATTCAGATGGTACAAAATTTTATTTGGCAGGCGAGGACGGTGATTACTCAATACATCAATATTCTTTATCTACTGCTTATGATGTTAGCACAGCATCTTATGATAGTAAGGTATCTCCAGCTGGATACTCTGACAGTACAAGAATACATGGACTTACATTTAATGGTGATGGTAGTAAATTAATTGCAGCAAGAGGTAACGATCTTTTTGAGTTTGCCCTTACAACAAATTATGATATTAGCACTGTTTCTAATAGTGCAACTCACAGCATTGTCATGGATACACCATTAAGTTTGGCAGCAAGTGCAGATGCTTATTTTGTAAATATTAGATTTAATGATGATGGTACACTTGCATACTTGCAAAACATGCGACACCAAGATCATAGCTCATACGCAAATGCCAAAGGTGCATTTATAGTTAAATTTTCTACAGCTTATGATATTGATTCTACCATCACATTAATGTCTAGTGCAGACTTTGGCTTAGACTCGACAAGAGGTTATACAAACAGAACGGGCGAAATAGGTGGCGATATATCTGCTGACGGCACTACAGTAGTAGTTGTTGAGGAGGGAGTTGATACGAGTGCCGCAAGATTTGCAGTACATAAATTTTTCTTAAAAACACCATGGGATTTATCTACAGAATCTCTGACATACGTTGGTAGACAACTTTATGATTTAGCAGATGGTGGTGCAACAAATATCTACAATGTAAGGCTAACACCAAATGGCAAACATTTTTATTACAATGAATATGACGCAGGTGATGCTGCTAATGCCATAACACGAATACATAATATACAAGGCAATTATGGTGTAAACTTTCCATCTGCAACAAGTGGTAAGCCTTCAAATTTTGGTGATGGAGCAGATCCGTCTACAACGACTTACACAAGATTAGTATCATTAGATGGAACAAACGTCTTGCTTACAGACCACAGAGAGATTAGCTAATGGCAGACGCTAAAATAACAATGAAGCACCTAGCAGAAAAGCTAGAGCATATTCATAAAGACGTAGAAAAAAACAGCAACGATATTATGAAACTAAAGTTAGAGATGTCTTATGGTCGTGGTGCTTTATCAGGACTGAAAGTAGTTTTTTGGTTAGGTAGCTGTGTTGCTGTCGTTGTAGGTCTAATGAGAATATTTAACGGAGGATAATATGTTACCATTCTTAGGTTTACTTTCTAATCCAATAACAAAACTTGTAGCTGATAAAGTTATAGGGGCGGCAAGTCATGCTATCGAGAAGAAGAAGATGGTACGAGAAGCTGAGATACAAGCTATTGCACAAACAGATTTTGCACAGATAAAAAAAGAAGAAGCAGTAGCAAAGGCCCAACAATCTGTAATGAAAGCACAAGTTAAGGCTAGTGCGAAATCGTGGAAGGACGAGCTATTGACTATTGTGTTTTCTGGAATATTAATAGCTCATTTTGTCCCATACACACAGCCACACATGGTAGTAGGATGGGAGTTATTAGGTAATGCACCTACAGAATTTTGGTATATAGTTCTCACAATAGTAGCTGGATCATTCGGTGTATCCACATTGAGTAAATGGAAAAAGTAATGAAACAGTCAAAGCTAGATAGGATCTTGTCTTGGATAGCTTGGGCAATAATAATTGTATGGATACTTGTTATTATAATTGTACCTACAGAGGCAAACGAGAACACAAATGTTTCTGGAGATAATACGATTATTTCGGGAGGCTACGATTCGACAAGTTCTACAACGTATGAGTCTGGCAGTAGCTCCAATACTACTAGCACCAGCACCACCAACAACACCAGCAATATCAAGAGTTTTCCACCGACAGCTACGTCTAGTCCTGCTGTATCGGGTATTGACGTATGTAACTTAGGACATTCATTAGGAGTACAAAGTTCTTTTATTGGATTAAGTTCTAGTGGTAATCATACTGACGAAACGTGTGAGCGTATCAAACTAGCAAGAGAGTTAGCGACTGTGCATCAGATGAAAGTTGCAGGCATAGCAATACTTTGTCAAGATCCTAGAGTATTTAGTGCAATGGAAGCGGCTGGAACACCGTGTCCATTTGAGGGACAAATTGGCGCTGACGCGACTAGATTATGGTCTAAATACGATCTGCTAAGACCAGACTACAAAGAGTACAAAGAAAGAATGGAAACAAAAGAGAAGATACAAGCTGAACAAGTTATGTATGATACTGGCAGATGAAATGCTTGGTATACTTATTCCTTATCTTATCTGCGGTAGTACTTGCAAGTGCAAAGACGAGTGCAGACTCAACAGGTAACTTACTATCCAATAACTTTCAACAGGATTGGACTGGTACTAACGATCACTATCATGGCCCTACTATACTAGCTGGTGTACACAACGAATATCGTGAGCAGACTATTACTTTGTCTGACCACATGGATTCTATAGATATACAGGGCGTAACAGCCAGCGAGTTTACTGCTGATATCTGGATATGGAATAGCTTTCCTCAATCAGTTGACATGACACAAGAAATCACCGATAGTAATGGCGTGGAGTATACTAATACCATAACTATATCTGGGACGTGTAATAGTTGGAATGGCTGTGGCTATGAAGCATCTCCAAGTAATACAATTTATATAACAGATGTGGCAGATGATTATGATATTACTACTCGTTTCAGCTTTAGCGTACCTAGTCGCCCTAACTACCATTATGCGGCAGACGTCAAAGATCCCTCCCTCGTTGTACATTACGATCCATACACCGTGGATATTACAACAACACAAGACGTTGAGGACTGGCTGCAAGAGTTTGAAGAAGAATACGTAGACATATTTGAAGAACAAGACTTGTTTTTTATAGAAGAGCCAGATCCTTTTATTCAAGAGTTTTTAATGTATGAGCCAGAAATATATGAGTTGTTTGAAGAAATAGAATACTACGAGCCAGAGATAGAAGAGCTACCAGAAGAAATCATAGAGGAAATGCCAGAAGAAATTATGGAAGAAGAGATTATAGAAGATATGCCAGAAGAAATTATGGAAGAAGTTATTGAGGATCTACCAGAAGAAATAGTTGATGATGAGCCAGAGGAGATTAGCGAAGAGCCTACCATGCAAGAAGAGCCAGAAGAGATAGACGCAGGTGGCCCAGAGCAGGGTGATATAATGATAGGCAAAACAGTATTTGCACAAGCGATAGAGGTAGACAAAGTTACACTTAGTATTATGTTACAGGAGCAACCTATAATGCAAGACGCTAATTTTTATGCACCAATAAATATTTATCCAGATCAAATTACAATCTTTGACGACAGACAAATATATGGTAATATTAGCTATGTCGCTAATGATCCAGTAACTGTGCATAATAATTTAATTGTAGGGAATTTAGAGCGGCAACAAGAATTAATACAAAAATTAGAAAGTATGCAATGGAAAAACTAAAAAATAACCTTGCTGGCATTGTGAGTCTTATTGGGGTAGTCGGTGCTATCGGTGCTGGGTTTACTACTTATGGTCAGCTACTAGGTAGTATAGCTACGCTAGAAGAAAAGGTAGCAGATCTTGAATCAAGGCAATATGTTATAAATGAAACAGTAGATCTAACTGATACAAACAACAAGATTAACGACAATTATGTAGCTGTTACAGATCGTATTACAGAATTACAAAATGACATAAATGTGTCTGCAAACAATTTAGGTATATTACAAACTAAAATAGACTTAATGCAAACACAAATAGAAGAGATGAAATTAGAAAACAGCAATCCAATGATGAGATAGGAGAAAAAATGTTAGAAAAACTAAAAGAAATCGCCCATAAATTGCCATACAGCCACGTTTGGTACGATAAATGTGCTTGTGGTTACAAAAAATACAAACGCGCTGTGTGGGTTGCTCTGGCTGTTCTAGGACTAATTCTATTTTTAGCGTAGTAAAATGGCCAAGAAAGATCCAAGACTAGCAAGAGCAGGTGTCAGTGGTTACAATAAACCAAAAAGGACACCTAACCACCCAAAAAAATCACATGTGGTTGTTGCTAAACAAGGCGACAAAGTAAAAACAATACGTTTTGGACAACAAGGCAAGACAGGCGATAAGACTATGACACCAAGAGCAAAGTCATTTAAAGCACGTCATGCAAAAAATATAGCAAAAGGTAAAATGTCGGCTGCTTTCTGGGCCAACAAAGTAAAATGGTAGATATTAGTTATCTGGCAGCACCATACAGTTTAGGTGGCATTAGCACTGAATACGACAGGATGCAAAGATACGGTATGATAACTAGACAGGCATGGTTATTATTTAAACAAGGCATTAACATTTACAGTCCTGTTACATTACATCACACAATACAAAAATATGGCAGAATAGATCTAACCACTAGACAGTGGATGAAATACGACTGTGCTTATTTGCAACATTGTAAAGAAATGTATGTATTAATGTTAGATGATTGGGATGTTAGCACTGGTGTACTAGCGGAAATAGATTTTGCAAAAGCAAATCACATTCCTATATTATTTATTGAGCCTAATGAATTTGTGTTAAATGGTTAAACTATAGTTTTTATCCAGTCGCCATCTTCATTTAGTACCATAGGCAATAATCTTGGCATACCTTCTATGATTATGCCACATCCTAATACAAATCTTGTGGAAAAATTTTTAGCATAACTAAATGCCATAGATTTTTGATTGATTAGGCAACCAACTTGCATACCCCAGTACAAATCATCTGGGTTGGCCCAGTATCCGATACTAAATTTTGTATGATAATGTCCTTGCACACAACACATGCCCATAGTCTGTGATACTTTCAACACATCTGCTGATTTTCCATGTGTAAAGTATACACTCTTACCATTACACATTTGTAATTTCAAATCGTCTACCCACTGCCATTTTTTTGTGCCAAGAAACTCACCGTATGGTCGCAAGAACTGTGCTGACATACCATATTTGATAGCTCTCCTATAAACTAAAGAGCTATGGTTACTGTGGACTTCTGTTACATTTGGGAATATTGATTCTAATTCTTTAATATAATTTTTAGATATTGTAAGCTCATCTCCTATAGACGGTAGATCTGGATTGTGTTCATGGAAACTTATTGCATGAAAATCAAGCAAATCTCCTATATTGACTACAAAATCTGGTTTAAATTGTTTTTTTATTTCTCGTAAAAAATCAAAGCTATCCTTATGATGGTAAGGAATATGCAAATCTGAAATTACTAGCACGCATCTATTCATATTGCCCTCCTCGCAATTTATGTTATAATAACACTGTTCGTAACTAATAACAAGGAGGACAGTTAACATGCCTATGGGTAAAGGAACTTATGGCTCAAAAAGAGGTAGGCCAGCAAAAAAGAACGGTATGACTAAAAAACAAAAGACATTACCACCAGCACTTAAAAAAGCAATTATGAAATCGAAGAAAAAGTAATGGCTAAAAGAGGACTATACGCTAACATACATGCCAAGCGTAAAAGAATAGCGGCAGGTAGTGGCGAACGTATGAGAAAAAAAGGTGCTAAAGGCGCTCCAACAGAGGCTAACTTTAGAAGAGCTGCAAAAACTGCAAAGAAAAGAAAATGAAGTGTTGGTATTGCGCTAACGATCTTATCTGGGGAGGCGACCACGACCTTGAAGAAGAGGATGAAGAGTATGTTATGGAAACAAACTTATCATGCCCCAACTGCAATGCCTTTGTGTTGACTTTTTTACCTAAAGATCAGGATCATACTTAATTAAATCTTTTAGTTTTTCAAGATAAACTATTGCATCCCACAATTCTTCTTGGATATCTACTATCCAATGTGTTGTACGTTTGGTAGCATCTTTCATAGTATCACCGTATGTAACCATACCGTTGTTTGCTCTGTCGTTTGCGCGTTGTATTATTGACGCTACCAGCGGATCTTTTGTAAGTTTAAAATCTGTCATTAAAACTCCGTGTTATTCCAATGTGAACAAAACTTGTTGACTGCACAATAGTGAGCGCAACGAGTGTCCTCGCCTTTACGTAGCACAATCAAACATCCTTTGCCCTCTGTCATATTATTGTTGGCCATGTATTCTTTAGCCTCTTCTAATGTAGGCAACAATCTAACGGCTGACTTCCTGCCATCTTTCATTACAGCATACTGATCGTCTTTACGCCAACGTTCTTTTGGAGTACAAATAGGTGGCTCTTCTTGGCTCTCTGCTCGTTGATGTAAACGTATACGTTCTTTGATGTAAGCGTCTTGCTCTTCTGGTTTCCAACGTTTTATAGGTATCATAACACTTTGTTGCTTTGGATAGTTTTCAGAAGTCATTGACTTTAACTTACTCCAATCACGTAATATAGCCATGATCTGTAATGACTTTACTTTGATTTTAATCTTGTCATCTGTGTTTCTGATTAGCCAGTCTAATATGTTTAGTTGCGCCTCCCATTCTGTTTTACCAGTGGTTAGCGCATCCATAGCAGACCATGCAGAGGTAACTTTAAAGTCAATAAGTTGTCCATCTTTTGACAAGTAATCAAATGTGCCAGATAGTTTCCAACCATTTGTTATCTCGTTATTAACAAACACCCTACGTTCTGTTATGTCCTCTGTGTTTTCAGAAGCACGTTCAATGATGTGATGGACAGACTGTCCCAGCAAACTCCATATCCGATCAGACACATCCTCTTGCAAGACTTCCCAAAACCTTTGTTCCAACACTCTTATACGTGGTGGTTTCAGCAATCTTGTAGCAGATATGTCGCTACCTTGTGAGTCGTAAGGATCGTTAGCTACTGCGCGTACAATTGCTTGTGGCAGCTTTTGTGTATTAGTAAGTTCCATACTCCCAACTCCTTACTAAAACGGTACGCGATCAGAATCTGTAAAGTCTGGCAAGTCTGTGCCATTATTACTATCTCCGAAATCATGCGAGCCAGAAAGTTCTTTGCTCCTAAGTATAATGTTTCTTATACCCTCTGATAGCTGATTAAAACTATCACGATCACCTTTTTGATAATCGTCTATAGAAAACATTATGCTGTCGTGGTGCTGGTCATCCATAGCTTCTTCTTTTGGCAAAGGCATAATAGAGGCAACTCTTGGCCTACCGTTTTTACCCTCCATAACATTGAGGTAGCATGGCACGCCTAACAGCTTAGTGATATCAAATCCTTTTTTTTCTGTTTCTGTAAATGCCCTGCCCCTCCATGCAGATAAGTCTGCACCAAGATTAGACTTCTCGTGTAATGATAATGTGTAAAACTTGCTTAGTGTAAGCGGCTCTCCGTTCATATCATTTTTATGTGCTGGCACTTCCCAGATAATCATGCACTGCCTTTTGTATGTAACATTGCCATCATAGTTATTCTCTTGTGTTCCAAGATCTATGACGTTTACACACCTCGCCTTATGCACGCCAGTTGGCACTTGTGGAAATGTTGATTGTTGTTCGTTAGTTGTAGCTATAATATTCATTGTTTTATCCTTTTTTTATATTTACTATTATGTGGATTATTATGATGATTATTAACGTTAAGTCAATAGAATAGTTGACTTTAATTAAGTTATTTTATAATATGTTTTTATTAACATGAGGTAACATTATGAGTGAATTATACGAACTGGCTAAAGAGCGCAAGATAGAGATTGTGTCAAAATATGGTGGGAGAAATTTAGCTAGGATCTTGAACATCAGCCACCCTGCTGTTTCTAAGTGGGAAGTTATACCACCATTAAGAGCTTATCAGATTGCACACTTGGGCGATTATGACTTGGAGTATATGAGGCCAGATCTAATTGAGGCATTGTCAATAAACACATAGAGGGAAGCCGAAACCTCCCTCCATGCTTGGGGTTATGTTAACCTACTAACTCGTCTTTGCGAATAGTACTCCAGCTGTCCTTTGGTTTAACAACCTCTGCAGTACTCATCGCCTTCTTGCACGCGACCTTTAACTTTGCAGTATAACAAGGCGCGTTGTAGTTAGCCTTTTTACATCTTCCCATTTTAGGTATATCTACTAAGTAGTGCGTAGATCCATGTCTTTCTATATCTTGACACAGTTTAGATCCGTTACCCAGATCTTTACGGACTTCTGTATGAGTAGTCCTAAAATGGATAGTGTCAATGTCGCTGTCATCTAGTACAATAACTCTTACTTGTAATTGTACGTCTTTGACAACTGGTGGCCAACTTTCATTCTCAAAAGCTGTTGAGAAATTGTTGACAAACCAGCGTACAGCTTCAGTAACAGCATCCAAATGGGATGCTTGTTTCCAAGCACAAGATGTAAATTGGTGGTTAACATAACCTAGATATGATCTAGGCATGTGGCCCTCCATTTTTACACGCTACCAAAATTAGTAGCATGTATATTTTACTACGAAAGGTTAACAAAAGTCAACAAAATAATTTTTATTCAATGATTACAATGACTTATGTGTATGGCACTGCTATCGATCTGCTATGACTTTGACATGATTTTGACAATAGCAAAGTATAGCTCTTCAACTGCACCTGCAACTACTAACAAGATAGTAATACATATAATACATAAAACGCTTGACATTGGTTAACTGATGATTAAAATCGTTAATCGAGGTTAAGATATGAGAAAAAGATACAATGACGAGCAATCGCCAGCGTTTCAATTTTACGCGAACGATTGGATCAGCGACACAAATAGACTAAACATGTCATTAGACGAGCAAGGTATATACATACTATTGTATTGCCACTGCTGGCGTGTCTACAAACTTCCACACGACAACAAAGTATTAGCAAAGATCTGCAACACAACCAGCGGTGTTATGAAACGTGCATGGCCCAAGATGGCACATTTGTTTTACGTAGAAGATGGTTACATACGCTGTGTACAAGCAGAAGAAGAACGTGAGCGACAAACACAAAACAGATTGAAGAAACAAAGAGCAGGTAAAAAAGGCGCAGAAGTAAGGTGGGGTGATGACAGATCAGATTAAACAATACGCTAGGTTTTTAAATAGTTTTGGCACACATCATAGTTTCCAGACTTTTGGCGATAAAGGATTAGACAAAAGATTGATAAAGCAACTGCATGGCACGATTGACGAGCATGTTGACAAGTTGCAGGAGCTAAACAAAAAAGGTGCTGGTGTATTCTTTACAGTAAACCGTACAGATCTGCATGGCAGAACGACAAAGAATATAAAGTCTGTACGTGCAGTGTTTATAGATTTAGACGGTACGCCATTGCCTACAAGGTTTGAGTTACAGCCAAATTTGATTGTCAATACATCTCCAGATAAATATCATTGTTACTGGTTAGTTGATGACATGCCATTGCAAAGTTTTGTACTGTATCAAGAGGCGTTAGCATTAAAATTTAACAGCGATCCAGTCGTCAAAGACTTGCCAAGAGTTATGAGGGTAGCTGGTTTCTATCACAACAAACACAAACCATATCCTATAAAAATTGTAGAGGAATATAATACAAACAAACCATACCATACAGATGAAATACGTGATAAACTAAAATTAGAAC